TTACAATTATTGGAATGCTGAAATGGGTCCTACGACTAATTATGGATTCAATCCTGCCAGTATTTTTTACAATTTGAACGGACAATGTTATGACATCAGTACGGTTTCTTTTAATATTGGACGTGCCGAAAAATATGGGGTGAATGCCTTGGCGGATATCAAAAATACGATATTTTTAGACATAAGTGGTGCAGCAAATACTGCGGCATCTTCCGCACAAAAAGCCCTGGATTGGTTGTCCGGACAAGGTACCAATTGTTCATCCACCAAAGGTCCTACCATGACCATAGAAGTACCTATGATTGATGACCCAGAATATACTTACCAAGAATGTTCTATGATTCCTGGGGATGAAACCACGGTAGAACCCGTTTATTACACATCACAACAACAGTTTTTCAATTTGAACAATTCGTTGATGGGTATTGTATTTTATTTCATCATTTTTTTGATGGTCTATTTTGGTACTCCCTTTATGTATTATTTCATGATGTGTGTCGTATTAAAACACGGTTATAATTATACAGGTACTTCTACCTTGGGCGAATATTTACGTAAACCACAATCCGGTATTTTCGGCAAATCTCGTGGTCTTTCGTTTATCTTCAATGCATTGTATTGGGTCATTGTTTTCATTATTTATATGGTGACTTTTATTCCTGGTGTGAATCTTAAACAATTGAATACCTTGATTGTTTTGATGATTATCTTCTGGGTCATTGGTTATATTGGAGTGAAAAACAATCAACCACCGGATAGTTGCTTCTATTAGTAAAATAATTCTACAATTTCTATTGTTTTTTCGGGTGTATTATCTATCCAATATTGAATTTGTTGAGACAAACATTCTAATCTTTCTTCCCATTCTGTTTGTTTATGTTTAGAAATTTGCATTATTCCTAATTTGTTCATTTTCCAACATGATTTTATTTCTATCTTGTCACTATTTACATACGCATCAGGATTAAATCTGAGAAATACAATGGGTCTATGTTGTAGATCTTGTGAAAGTTCCATTAAACGTTTATGTTCGCAACTACATTCATAATTCGTATGTTTGTTTTCGTCCACTTCTACTATTATTATATGTGAACCCATATCTAATAATAAATCAGGTCGTCTTCTAGAACAACCGTCTTGTACCTTTTTATCGGAAATCCAAGTAAATTGTGAAAATCTGTGGGTAATTCTGTCAACTACTTCTTTTTCTTTGGTTTTGTAATTACGAACATTGGGTTCATCGGGAAACAAATGAACAAAACAAACGAGACAGTAGCCTTTATATTTTGGATTACTCGCATACTTTTCACATAAATGTGTTTTACATAATGCAGAACCACCACATTCTTTACAATATGCGTATTGTTTTCCGTGTTCACAAATACATGATCCGCCACATTCTTTACAATATCGTTTTTGTCTTCCGTGTTCACAAAATACCGAACTACCACATTCTTTGCAGATTGATTTTATTTTCCTATGTTCACAAATAGAAGAACCGCCGCATTCTTTGCATATTGATTTTACTCTCCCATGTTCACAAATAGAAGAACCACCACATTCTTTACATGTTGCTTTACGTCTTCCGTGTTCACAAAATGCAGTACCACCACATTCTTTACAACAACGTTTTTCTCTTCCGTGTTCACAAAATGCGGAACCTCCACATTCTTTGCATTGGTCTTTGCGTCTTTCATGTTCACAAATAGAAGAACCACCACATTCTTTGCATCGTTCTTTTAGTCTTCCATGTTCACAAATAGATGAACCATCACATTCTTTACACCTTTCTTTACGTCTTCCGTGTTCACAAAATGCTGAACTTCCACATTCTTTACATTGGTCTTTACGTCTTTCGTGTTCGCAAAATGCCGAACCACCACATTCTTTACATCGTGCTTTACGTCTTCCGTGTTCGCAAATAGAAGAACCGCCACATTCTTTACAGTATGTTTTTAATTTTCCGTGCTGACATTTTTTATAACTCATTTTATATGATTATGTATTTTATATGTAATCATAAAAATTGTAAATAATCAATTTTATTATGCGTTTTAATATTTTTTTATCAAAATAGATATATAGGTATCCTCATGAAATCACATTCATTCCGGAATCGTCGTACCAAAAAAAACAGGACACGTAGTGTACATCAACGACGTGGTGGTGCAAACCCACCAGTAAGAACCAGAACTAGGTATAATCTACAACAACTACAACGACAGAGACAACTACAACAACGAAAAAACATTCAACAAAAACAAATGCGAGCAATACCAATGAACCCTCCAATGAATCCCGTGACAATGCCCAAACCTCATGTACATCCTTCCACTGAACCTGAAATACAATGGGAATGTGGACCCAATGGTTGTGTACCGAAATAAAACCTCCTGGTCAGAGGGACGAAGTCCTTCAACAACTAATTCGGCAGGTGATTTTGTCACCGAACGAGTTTGGGTAGAAGGGTTCTTACAAGGAGTCTTGGTTAATTAGTTGTATAGGATCTTATACAACCAATTTGATATTAGGGTTTCAAGGAAACCTTCTACTTAGGAGGTTTTATTGGGTTAGTTTCGCCGTAGGCGAAACTAGACGTGGGTTCCAATATCAATAGCGTTATGCACTGATTCCGATACTGGTTTGAATTCAGAATCTAAATAGTCCTGATGAACCGGTTTAGGAGCCGCCATTTGGTGTACTACGTTCAATTCCAAAGAATCATGGGTATCCGTCGGAGGATTTGGCGTACGTACCGCCATTTGATTTCCGTATCCTCTTTGTTGAAATCGTAAATCCGTTTTGTTTGCATCTACCAAGACATTGGGTAATATAATGGTATCTTGGTCCCGTGCTTCCTCATTACGAATGGGTGTATATTCAATGACTGCCACATTTCCAGGTGCAGAACTAATCATGAGTTTGTACGCTACCAAAATAAATAAAATACCCAGTAAAATATGACAATACAAAAACAAAAAGAGAACGACCGTGACTAATACCACCACTCCTAAAGGTGTATCCAATACAGAAGAAATATATTGGGGTGTAGGTGCAGGGTAAAACAAATAGATCACAATGAGAACCAAGAGAATAATTTCCAATGGATTTTTCATCGCAAACATTTTCATATCCATTTTCTTCATTTTCATCCTATTTTGTATTATAAAGTGTACTGAGAAAATTGATTTTTTCTACTGTTTCCCTAACCAGAAAGTATCTGATCAAACATGTCTTCTTCCAAATCTAGAGCCGTTGCGAAGACAAAGGATGTTTTTCTGACTGATGTTTACCAAGAACAAATACGACAACAATCGTATCTAGGTAAAAAAGGATATACCGTACCCAAATCCATCTTGGACCCCCAAGATTTGAAATTTCTCTACCAAGATTTGCATATGATCCCTGCCAAACAAGGTCCGAGTTATGGTGCACCTACCGACGACAATACCGCCTTTCCCGTATACAGGGAAAATGCCAACAAAATCTATCTACCAAGATTCTACGGAATCGCCCGTTACGGTTATCCGGCTGAACGTGATCTGAATTTGGAATGTGTGGCTCCTATATCTTGTTCTTTTGACAAACCCTTGCGAGATTATCAAGAAGTGGTAGTGGATTCTTATATATCTCATGTCCAAAAAAATCCGCTGCATCATGTGAGTGGAGGAATTATCACTCTTATTTGTGGCGGTGGAAAAACGGTCCTTGCAATCAAAATCATTTCTTTATTAGCAAAAAAGACCTTGATAGTGGTTCACAAAGAATTTCTGTTGAATCAGTGGATAGAACGTATCCACGAATTTCTACCCACCGCCAAAATAGGACGTATACAGGGTCCTATCTTTGAATCCAAAGGAAACGATATTGTAATTGGTATGTTGCAAACCTTGTATGATCGCGATTTTCCAGAAAACGCCTTTGACGATTTTGGGTTAATGATTGTAGATGAAGTACATCGTATCGGATCTTGTCAATTTTCCAAAGCTCTTTTGCGAATACAAATACCTTTGATGTTGGGAGTGACCGCCACATTGGAACGAAAGGATGGATTGACCAAAGTCATTCACCATTTTATGGGACCGACGGTGTATTCTCAATCCCAAGGACTGAAGAGTGAAGACGGTTCTGTCTTGGTACGTTCTATGACATTTATGTCCAAAGATGCCGAATTCAACGATGTCGCCACCGATTATCGCGGAAATACCATGTTCAGTACCATGATTACCAAATTATGCAATCATGGACCCCGTATTCGGTTTTTGGTACAAATTTTGGCGGATTTGGTAGAAGAGACTCCGGAGGCTCAAATACTCGTATTAGGACATAATCGGAGTTTGTTGGTAGAATTGAATGATGCGATTGTGGGAAAAGAAATTGCGACGGTGGGGTATTATTTGGGAGGAATGAAAGCCAAAGCCTTGGAAGATTCCACGGAAAAACAAATCATTTTGGCGACGTATGCCATGGCATCCGAAGGATTTGATCATAAAAATTTGTCGGTTTTGGTCATGGTGACCCCCAAAACCGATATTATTCAATCAGTGGGGCGTATTTTCCGTAAAAAACATGACCGTCCCTTGATTGTGGATGTGGTAGACCAACACGATGTATTTCAAAATCAGTGGCGTAAACGACGGGCATATTATAAAAAATGTGGGTTTCGTATTCATGCTTCTACCAGTGAAGACCGGAACCATTGGAAAACTGTATATGAGCCCAAGAATATGGATCACAAACCGGATATGGAAGACGACAATAACACCGTACCGAAAGGTTGTATGATACAAATAGATTCAACTGAATTATTGAAGGATGATTGGTAATTGCGCACGTAGAATGCGTTATATTTCAAAAAAATACAACTGTATTACAAGCCGATTATTAATAAAAACATATAGAAATATTGTCCAAGATATATATACTTTAGACCTATACGTATCATTATTCTTAATTAAATATGCTTATAGATAGTGATGATAATCCTATATCATTGTCCTGCGAAAATTCTTCATTTATTGAGGAAAATAATTTAGAATTATTCAACACGATAACCCCGGTAGACCCTAGACCCAAAAAACGTAAAATCATACGAAAGGATATTCCTAAAACGGTGAATAGAAAATTGACATTTTTGGAATATTATCGCACGGATATAGATTTAAAATCCTACAAAATTGTGGATCTAAAAGCGGTGGCTTCACATAATCGGTTACATATTTCTGGAAACAAGACGGTATTGATTCAGCGTATTTCTACGCATTTCCAAAAGAACATATCTGCATTAAAAATACAATCCAATTTGCGATGTTTTTTTGTAAAACGATCTTTTCAATTGCGTGGACCGGCATATCATGACCGTAGTCTTTGTGTAAATGACACGGATTTTTATTCATTGGAGCCTCTGACAGAAATTCCTTTTCAAGAATTTTTTTCCTACAAGGATGAAAATTCCTTTATCTATGGTTACAATGTATGTTCTTTGATGGCATTGTTTGTACGTAGAGGACGTTCTATTTTGAATCCATACAATCGTGCCAAAATACCGGAAAAGGTCATTGGTGATATGATACGTTTGTACGTATATTCCGTCATTTTCTTTCCGGAACATATCAACGAAGAAGACAAATGTTTACGCACACGAAATTTATGTATCCAATCTCCCAATCCAATACTATTGGCGCGTGGTTATTATTATGGATTTCAATGCAGTCAAAGATATTATATTGATTCATTGTTAAGACCTAGAAATGACGTGATTATCTCTGACCATGAAGGCATTCAGCCCTCTGACCAAAATTCTCTGATGACCGTAGAATCTTCGCTACCCGGTGAGTTAGTTATTGGTGGTGTTCCGCCGTCAGACCAGGAAATATCACGTGAATCCAGAGTTTCACGCAATTCCCGACGAAGAGTGAGAACATTTCCCCGATCATTGTTTGATAATTTTTCCGAAGAAGAAGAAGAAGAAGAAAATCGTAGGTTTGGTGGTGATGGTTCTGATAATCCTCCGATGAATTTGGTGAATGAAAACGATGCATCAACTATGTTACAGACATCCATATCAGGTGGAGATGGCATAGAAGCAGAGGGTAGGACAAGGAACGGTGTCGGGAGTGACGTAGGAACGGAGGCATCCTCCGAAATATTAAATTGGTTAAATGAACTTTTGTTACCGAGCCGTGATACCTCCACTACTCTGGCTTCGCCAACCACGGCATCATCCCCCAATGCTAGCGTTCTACGAACGTCCACATTGGGGTCTAATTCATTGCCGGTAGGATGGGGACAAAATACTACAGAAGAGGTTAACACTATTTTGAATGAATCAGAAGATATTTCTGGTAATGCAATATGGTTTGCAAATTCAAACCATAATTTGTCAGTAGGTATTCCAAGAAATTCGCGTATAAATACCCATATACGTTTTACTGACGAAGATTTGCCACCGTTTGATGATGCCTCCACTACGTTTACGGCATCATCCCCCAATGTGGACGTTCGTAGAACGGTAGCATTGGGGTCTAATCTTGAAATAGCAGAATTAGAAGGAGAATTAGACCGGAGATTGGGTCAGTCACCACAGGTGGCAACCTTGGGTCAGTCACCACAGGTGGCAACCTTGGGTCAGTCACCACAGGTGGCAACCTCGGGTCAGTC